GAGGAATTTGCAGGTGATTCTTCTGTTGGTGTTGTTATCAAAACTAACAGCGGCCGTGAATCAAAAATAGATCGTCAGATTACTTCAGACGTTATTCGCAAGCTGATTGGTGAGGTCAGGAAAGGAACATTTCCGCGCATCAATCTCCTGCATGTGCGCCTAACGAATGAGCAGGTTGCTGGGTTGTATGTCAATCCAAAAATCAAGGGTCTTGTCTCGCCAACACGTGGTGAAGGTTTTGGTCTTCCACTTTTAGAGGCTTCAGCTTCTGGCCTACCTGTTATTGCTACGGGATGGTCGGGTCACATGGATTTCATGTCAAAGGGAAAATTCATCAAGCTTGATTATGATCTTCGTGAAGTGCATGAGTCACGGATTGATGATAATATTTTCATGCGTGGTTCACGATGGGCTGAAGTTAGTGAAGCTGATTTCAAAAAGAAAGTTAAGAAAATCAGGCAGTCGCCAGATGATCCTAAGCAATGGGCCCAGGAACTCCGAACGAAGCTGTTGACTAGCAATTCCCAAGCTGTCATCAATACATTCTGGGATCGGACGCTTCCATGACAACTGGATTAATTGTTTCTATTGTGTTTAACTGCATTTTTCTTGTTGGGCTTGTCGCTAGTCTTTCATTCAATGCACGTTTGGCAAAGTTTGCGATGGCTTTCGAGGATAACGTTAATGTAAGTCTTGATGAACTTGACAATAGTTACAAAACCATAAGTCAAATTCTAGAAACACCATTAGCTTATGACAGTCGCGAAGTTAGGCAAGTATTGGCTGAAATTGATATTGCACGTCGGTCCATTCTCCGTGCAGCTCGTCGTATTACCTCCAAAGAGGTCATTCGTGAGGAAGAGACCAAGGAGACGAATTGATGTCAGAGCCAGAAAAGATTGTGCGCCGGAATCCACGCGGCGGAAAATCAAAACCAGAACGTTATTATTTTAGTCCTGATACGCAAGATTCAATTGTTGCATATCAAAATTCTACTGACATTCGTGAGCGCGAAAGAATTTACACTGATGAAATCAGGCCTGCATTTGAAAAATTGGTTGAAAATCTGATTTTCATTCATGGTTTTGTATCGCCTGGCGATTCGCCAATGGAACTCAAATGCGATTGTGTCACATTTCTATATGAAAGTCTACACAAGTTCAATGGTGCAATGGGAACAAAGGCGTTTTCATATTTCAATGTAGTGGCTAAGAATTGGCTGATTATTCGGTCGAAGCAAAGGACAACACGTTCACGTCGAAATGTCAGTCTTGATGAGCTAAAAGAGCGCGGTGGGCGTGAGCTTGAAATGATTGAGCGTGGTCAATCTGTCACCACAGGCACAGAACCAGATGAGGAGCCAAGCGTTCTCATGGCTCGCGTGTTAGGCGAGATTAAAGGACGATTGACATCACAAAATGAGATTGTTTGTGTCAATGCTATTCAATCTATCATGGAAAGAATTGACGAAATCGATATTGTCAATAAGCGGGCTATTTTTCTTTATATTCGTGAAATGACAGACTTGACGCCAAAACAGCTCTCATCTGTAATGTCTAGTGTCAGGAAGCACTATAAGGAGATTAGATCACGTGAAAACGACTGAAGAAAGCACAAATACACCCGTTGATGCTGACATTGAAGAAAAGGTCAAAAATTTCAATGAGTTAGTTCAGGATGTTGCTGATTTAGATCCAAAATTACGCCTTCTGTGGTCAGAGATTTATCAGAATGCTGTTGCAGATCGGCGATATTCTAGGCTTCTTTATGAAGATTTGCTTCCGAAGTTGCTATCTGCAACAGAAAATCATGGTCTCTATGGCGATAAAATCAAAATGTATTTAGAGCGAATGAGTAAAGCAAATGACCAACTTCTTCTATTGGTCAAATACATTGCAGAGCATGTCGTCTCTGACAGCGTGGTTAATACCAAAGACCTCTACAGCCAGTTCAATAAGTAGTCTGGGAGATCCAGATGGCCGGTTCGCTATCACCGAAAGGTGTCAATGCACAACGGGAAATATTATCGCCGAGTGCAGATATTGGGAAAGAGATCAAAGATCTCAGGACAGCCTCTCCATTTCCAAACTTCTGTCGAGCTGTTGTCGTTGATGTTTTGTTCGATCCCGACTCTCTAACGTCAGAGCAGCTAGCAGGACTTAAAACAAAGCTTTCAAATCCTGAGCTTCTTGATAATGTGCCTCGGAATAGCATTATTGCTAGAATTGTAAGCAATGCTAAAGACCGTCGTGATTCCAAAGCTATTGTTTGTTATCCATTTTTCTCCCAGCACTTTGCCCTTCCTGTTAAACCAGGTGAGCAGGTTTGGGTAATGTTTGAGAAACCTGAAGAATCTATTCGTCAGGGCTTTTGGATGTCGCGGATCACAGAGCCTGGGCATGTGGATGACGTAAACTTTACGCATGCTGACAGAAAATACTCCAAGAAAAGCACTCAGACCACTGATGAGAAGGCCAAATCAAAGAGTGCGACTGCCTCAATCGTGCGCCCAGATTTCAACAATGGTGTTGATAAAAACACGCAGACGTTGCAAGGCGAGGGTGATTACGATGCTATTAGCAAAGATGCATTGGCATCTGATGTCATTACGCATGAGCCAGTTCCGAGATTCGTTAAAAGACCAGGTGATGCCTTCCTGCAGGGTTCCAATAATGCAATAATTGTAGTTGGCGAGGATAGAACAGCTGATGCATCAGCTAAGCCAACAAATCCCGGTTTTGCAGGCACAGTTGATATTGTGGCCGGCCGAGGACGCTTTGTCGGATCAGAAGGTGAAGCCCCAGTTGGCAATGCCCCCAGGACAATTAAAAATGCTCGTGGGAACCTGGAGACTGATAAGAATCCAAAAATGAATAATGCATCTGGTAATGTCGCCGAAGGCAATCCAGACATGCTTAATGATGCGGCACGTGTTTATGTCTCAATGAAAACAGACGGCGACGCAAACATGGGCACAATTCCAGATGCCTTACCGAAACCGTTTGGCAATTTGTCTGAACAAAAAGCGGCGGCATTTGTTCAGGCCAGGGCAGATCATGTTCGATTTGTAGCCCGTAAAGATGTAGAACACGGCATTAATGGGTCTGTCAGAATTGTCAAAGAAGGCGATGTCGGGGGAGATCAAGCTGCACTAATGATGGAATCTGATGGAACTGTGCAGCTTGATGGAAAGATAATTTACATTGGGCGTACCGGCGGTTCAGGACCGGGGGCTGAAGGATCGGAACCGTACATCAAATTCAGCGATTTCAAAACATTGATGACTGATATTCTTACTGATCTTTCAAATTTTACGACAAGTCTTGCAACTAGTTTTGCCACAAATACAACACCGGGTTTCGGCGTTCCATGCCCACAGTTGACTGCTGCGTCTGCCAACGAGTGTGCAACACTTTTGGGAAAAATTCAGTCAAGAATTCAGCAAATCGATTCTGTCAAATCAGAAAGAATTTTTGGAGAGTAACACATGGCTCTTGATAAAGAAACATTGCAGGAAAAAATTGAATCAGCTTTCCGAGCTGTGGCGAGCACCGCTGCGGGTGGAAGTGGTGATCAACGTGAGAAAATTATTACACAGCTTGCCAATGATCTTTCTGATGCAATCCACAGTTATGTGAAAACAGCCACTGTCAACATTACATCAGTCAGTGGTGTTACAACAGGAGCGAGCGTTTCTGGGCCGGGTACTGGAACGTTAGCATAATTGGTTGTTATGGCAAGAGATTTTAAAAGCGTTGGCGAAACTGGTTCGGCAAGACGGTTCAAAACTGAACCTAATGAAATTCCGATTGGAATTAAAACACCGATTGAGCTGGGACAAGGACATGAAGGCATTTTCACAATGCACACGTCATTGCGTGATCAGATTGGTGATAATCTAAGAAATTTGATTCTTACCAATCATGGTGAGCGACTTGGACTTTACAATTTTGGTGCTAATCTTCAAGAACTTTCCATGGAACGTGGAAATGATGATTTTGAAGTGGAAGCAATTATCAGGATTCGTGAAGCTGTTTCAAAGTTCATGCCGTATGTTGACTTGCAAACATTTGAATCACGATCCAACCGTGATAATGTTACGGGATTATTTAGGGTAAGAATTCGTGTTACTTACGGCGTTCCAACGTTGGGCATCAGTCGAGGCATTCTCGAGGTTGTCATATTTGTTGCAGGCTGATTACTTAGTGTCGTCTTAGGAGACTATTGAGCCGTGGCAAAAACCAAACCAGCGCGCATTCCGTCGTATCTTAGCAAAGATTTCGGATCTTTTAGAGCCGATTTAGTTAGATACGCAAAGACGTTCTTTCCTGACAGAATCAAGGACTTTTCTGAGGCCTCTGTGGGAGGTATGTTTCTTGATTTTGCAGCTTTCGTAGGTGACAATAATTCATTCTATATTGATCATCAGTTTGGTGAAGTTTTCCCAGAAACGGCTGTTGAACCCAAAAATATCGAACGTCACATTAGAGATGCAGGTATCAAAATTACTGGGGCATCGCCAGCAGTTGTTTCACCAGATGTGTATGTCGAAGTGCCTGCTGCCACTGTCAATGGACGTTCGGTTCCTAAGTCTTCAACACTTCCCGTCATTATGCAGGGATCGATTTGGCAGGCTAGCAATGGAACTAGTTTCAATTTGACAGAAGACCTCAATTTTGCTGAGGTTGACGATGCCGGTGAGCTAACATCGACTATCATTGTTGGAGATGTTGATGCCAACGGCGTTCCTACATCTTTTATTCTTAAGCGTACAGGTGAATGTGTTTCGGGTGTTACTACGACACAGACATTTAGGATTGGAAATGATTTCGTTCCATTCAGAAAACTAACACTTTCGCATGAAAATGTGACAGAACTTGTTTCTGTCAAAGATTCAGATGGAAACGTCTACTACGAAGTTGAAGCGCTGACACAGGATGTCGTTTTTCGCGGCATTATCAACCGAGGCAATGACGGACAACTGGTCAAAGAAGCTTTGGAATTGATTCCAGCACCTTTCAGGTACACAAGAACAACATCAGTTGAAACAAGATTGACAACCATTCAGTTTGGTAGCGGTCGCGCTGACACCCTTGATGATGATATTGTACCTGATCCAAGTGAACTAGCCATTCCACTTTATGGAAAGCGTCAGTTTTCACGTTTTTCAATTGATCCTAATAGTCTGCTTCAGACAAGAACATTGGGAATTTCCCCAATGAACACGACAATCACAGTTGAATTCAGGCACGGTGGCGGATTATCACATAATGCCGCTACGCAAACTATTCGTACAGTCAAAACGCTTCTGATGAAATTCCCAGGCCTTCCATCTTCAACTGAAGCTGCAGCCATTAGGGCTTCAGTCGCTGTTGTCAATGAGCAAGAGGCAGCCGGCGGCGAATCGGCGCCAACATTAGAGGAGTTGCGTGTTCAAATTCCAGCTGCACGTAATATGCAGGCTAGAATCGTGTCAAAAGAAGATCTTCTTGCGCGTGTTTACACGATGCCATCTAACTTTGGTCGTGTTTTCAGGGCTGGAATTCGTAGCAACCCAAACAATCCGTTGTCTGCACAGCTGTTCATCATCAGTCGAAATGCGAAATCAGAACTTATAACATCGCCTGATGCCCTCAAGAAAAATTTGATTGTGTACCTCAATCAATTCAGGCTTATTTCTGACGCAATTGACATTCTTGATGCTCGTGTTGTTAATATTAGTGTTGAGTTTCAGGTTGTAACAGAGCCGGGTGCAAATTCAAATCTTGTTTTGCAAACTGCTATTTCACGTCTCAAAAAATATTTTGACCGTCGAAACTTTCAAATTGATCAACCTGTTATGCCTGATGAGGTCAGAAATATTATCTACACCACACCTGGTGTGGTGACAGTAGTAGATGTTAAATTTAGGAATATGGCAGGAACTGTTTCAGAAAGAGTGTATAGTGATTCGATTTTTGATGTCAACGCTAACACCAGCAAAGGCCTTATAATTGGTCCGCCTGGTTCTATATTTGAAATCAAATATCCGAATTTCGACATCATTGGGAGTGCCATCTAATGTATCGTCTACTTAAAGCTACACAGGACGCGTACATCACTGATAGAATTATCAGGAATAGTTTTCGTGCGACTGATGCAAATGTTGGACAAGCTGGAACGCTTGATCTTTTCAAGCTCTATGATGAATCATCACTCTCTGGTAGCACTACACCAACTGAGCTTTCGAGGCTTTTGGTCAAATTTGACCTTAACCCACTTCGTGCCTTGACTGGAACAATTTTAGCGCCTGGACACAGTAGTTTTAAGGCCACCCTCAAACTGCACGATGTGTATGGTGGAAATGTTACTCCAGCTAATTTTAAAGTTCAGGTTTTCCCACTTTCTAGATCTTTCGATGAAGGTGTCGGAAGGGATGTCGTTCAATTCCAGGATATCGATGTTTGTAATTGGCTAACAGCATCAGTTTCAAGCGGTGCAGCAAGCATATGGCACATGTCTGGAGCTGGTGCATTTGGATTGTTGGGATCTAGTAATATTGATGTTATTGCAAGCGGAAATCTTTCAGATGGAAACGGGGTTTCGAACCTTTGGTCTGAACAACAGTTCGAAACTGGTGAAGAGGATTTATCAGTTGACGTTACACGTGTTGTTTCTGGCATACTTGCAGGACAAATTCCTGATTATGGATTTAGGATTTCTTTTTCTGGAAGCTTTGAAACTGATGAACGGACTTATTTTGTTAAGCGGTTTTCATCACGTCATTCTACGCAAACGAGGACGCGTCCAAAGCTTATCATTGAATACAATGATTCAATTCGTGATGATCACTCCAATTTCTTTTTTGACACGTCTGGCAGTCTTTTCCTAAGCACTTACAAGCGCGGGGCCCCTTCGAATATTGTATCAGGTTCAGCGTTGACACCCATCGCTGGCCAAAATAGTCTGATTCTTCGGCTCATTTCAGGCACATTTTCGCAATCATTCACGGCGTCACAACATCTAGTTCCAGGTTCATCAACTTATATTACTGGTGTGTACTCAGCAAGCTTTGCAATTCCGTCAAACAATTCTGCGCTTCGTCAAGAAATAATCAGCGCTGGAAGCGGGACATTCACTGAGATTTGGGGCAGCCTTGATGGCACTGTTGGTTTTTTGACCAGCAGCGTTGTTATTAAATCTCCATACGCGACAGCTTTTGTTGAAGCAACCAGGAATATTGCTGTTACAATTGAAAACATGAAATCAGTATACATGTCGACTGAAGCTCCTCGTCTTCGTGTTAGCGCGTACGATGTGAATTACACTCCGCAGTATACGCGAGTTCCATTAATCACACCCAGCATGATTTTTGATACTATGTACTATAGGGTTCGTGACGCAAGTTCTAAGGACATTATTATTCCATTCGATGCTAGTAACGATTCAACCCGCCTATCAACAGACAAAAGTGGAATGTATTTTGACCTTTATATAGGTGATTTAGATGTTGGTAGAACGTACACAATTGATTTCAAAATTGACGACAGGGGTGTTGAATACGTGCTTGATAATCTACAGACACGGTTTAGGGTAGACAACTAATGTCATCAACACCTAAACCACGTTTGTTTGAGCCTTCAACAACGCGTCGTGTGCAAGATGGGCGGGGCGTTGTTTATCGTCGTGTTGGCGATCATGTTGCTGATAGCAATATTGATAGCACTTCATCATTTCGATATGATCCGCCTGGTACTGGTCTCAAATCGACTCAACAGATTGGAATTGATTTTTCAAAATTTGAGAATCATACGTTTTTCAATTCTGCTGTCGTCAACGTTAACGTAGCATTTGATCGAATCATTCAGGAATATCCATTTGATGGCAGCAAGGCTGATGTTGAGCAGTTTTTTGATAGCCTAACTGGCTTTGAAAAATACGTTTATGATAGTTTTCCTAAAAACAATGGGTATTTGTTTTTCTCAGGATCGACTGGAAGTGGTGGCACTTACATTCGTGTTGCTGATTCCGCAGGGTCAGGCGTTCCAGCCCTTGCTAAAACGAAAACTGGAATATCAGTTATTGATCCTGGGTTAAAATCGTTTAGCATTGAGGCACATGTTTTACCTGCTTCTGGAACTAATGATTCTCAGGTTATTGTTCAAAAAGTAACAGGTAGCAATTTCGGATTCACACTTGCCTTGTCACAATCAAGCTCACCAAATTCGTGTTCAATCGTTTTTATGGTGTCATCTGGAAGTCAACAGATTAGCGCGGCTGCAGATATTGTGAAAGGACAATTTAGTCATATCTGCGCTGTCATGAATAGAAAAGGCGGAATTAACAGAGCGCAACTTTTCATCAATGAATCGTTAGCAGCTACGTCGACAGGGTATGCAGAGATTGCAGACTTTGGTTTCAGCGGCGCACCATTATTAATTGGGTCTGGTGTTTCTCAGCGTATTTCCAATGCAACGCCAACGACATTCATACCATATCAGACATTTTCAGGCGCACTTGATGAGTTGAGATTTTTTCATGGTGTTAGAACGCTTGATCTTCAAAAATCTCATGGTCGTAAAACCATCTACGCTGCGCCTGATCTTCGTTTGCATTTCAAATTCAATGAACCAACTGGATCAATTGGCAGCGACTCACTTGTTATTGATAGCTCTGGTTTCTCGCTGCATTCTTCAATCACTGGATATTCTTCAGGGCTTAGGTCAACAGGTTCTTTCGCTGTGCCAATGTCATACGAACGAATTTCAGAATGCCCAGTCATTTTTCCGAATTTTTCAAATGTCTCAACCTTAAACGTTCTTTTGTTGAATTCAGCAAGCAAATATGACAGTGAAAATCCTAACCTTATTACAAGAATGGTGCCAGATCACTATTTCAATATGGGTGCGCACACGCAAGGATTTGATAGCGATGAAGGCGACATCGGTGACCCATATGTGGGTGGAGGAATCCCAGGATCTGGTCGTTTAGGTTCAACACAGCTTTTGTCAGCTTTTCTTTACGTATATGCAAAGCATTTTGATGAACTCAAAGTCATGCTTGATGCTTTCAGCAATGTCATTAGTGTTGACTACGACCCAGAGACATCAACGCCAGATCAGTTCCTAGCTTTGGCTGCAAAATTCAGGGGATTTGAACTTCCCAATGTTTTTAATGATGCATCCATCGAACAACACGTTTTTGGTGACAACCTGACATCAGATGTTGGGCTGGCGGAATCTAGCCTTTCATCTGTTCAGAATCAAATCTGGCGTAGAATTCTGACGAATCTTGGGGAGATTATCAGATCAAAAGGTACCCTTTACAGCGTCAAAGCAATGATCCGAGCTGTTGGTATCAACCCAGATAGCACAATGAGGATCCGTGAATATGGTGGACCAACAACGTATCAGTTGACACATGCCCGTGAAACAAGAACAGAAGTCGCCTCAATGCTTGATTTTTCAGGATCAATGGCAACAAACGCAGGCACTGAAAATGCACAAGGATTTTTATCTACTAAACCAGTAGTTACTTCTTCATATTTGTCAGGTACACGCCGCGAGATTGGATATCCTGCAGTGTCTGGCACAATGGTTAATGCCGGATTTGACAATTTACATGGAATATCAAATCTTCCATGTGATGGAATGTTTACATCTGGGTCGTGGACGTATGAAGCGATCTATCGTTTTCCATCACTGTTGACAGGTTCTCATGCTTCCACACAAAGCCTTGTAAGACTTCATACAACAGGCACAACGGTAGGTCACAATGTGCTTGCCAACGTTGTTCTTTTTAGTAGCGAATCTGCAGGAAACGAATTTGATAAATTATGTCTTTATGTCAGAGCATCAACTACTAGCAGCGAACCGTATCTTTCGATGTATCTAACTGGTGTTAACGTTTTCGATGGTAACCAATGGAATATTTCGTTTGGGCGCAATCGTGCTGACGCTGTCAACACATTAGGATCATCATCATATTTTCTTCGTGCAGCTCGCCAGAATCATGGAACGATTCACGAATTGTATACTAAAGCTGGTTTTTTCAAAGAAGCCGCTTCTGTTGGTGATAATGCCTGGCAAACTATTTCAACAGCTAATGCATCAGGTGCTTTTATCGTCATCGGCAGCCAGAGCCTTGTGAATTCAGGCACTACGTTTTTGGGCGGAACTGATGTAACAGACACAGACGCTAGAGCAACAAATTTTACAGGACGTTTAGCACAAGTCAGATTCTGGAGTAAAGGGTTGCGGGTTGATGAATGGTCTGAACACGTCAGAAACTTCAAGTCTGTAGGTGTCAAAGATCCGACAACAAATTTCAATTTCGTATACAAGCCACCAGGATCATTTGAACGCCTACGAACTGATATTTCGATTGATCAGTACACAACAAGCTCAAGTGCTACCGGTCGACTTATATTGCAAGATTTTTCCCAGAACATTCTTGATGCCGATGCATCTGGTTTTGAAGCATCGCGTGAAATCATTAAACCAGAGACGTTTTATTATAGTTTTCTGTCTCCAAAGTTTGATGAAGCCTCCACCACAGAAAAAGTAAGGGCTCGTGGGTACAGCAATCCGATGATCGATCACGCATTCAGCGGATCTATTGCACCTGTATATGAAATTGACAAATCTGAACTACCAACTGATGACCCAAGGTTTACTATTGACATCTCATCTGTAGCGGCTCTAGACGAAGATATCATCAACATCTTTGCGACACTTTCATTACTTGATAACGTTTTGGGAGCTCCTGAACTACAGTTTTCGCCTGATTATCCGGGGCTTGATCACCTTCGTCTCATTTACTTCAACAGGTTAACGAGTAAAGTGAATCTCAAGTCATTTTTTGAGTTCTTTAGGTGGTTTGATTCATCGATGGGAATTTTCATCGAGAGACTGCTACCTCGTAAAACAAAGTTCATGGGTATCAACTACGTGATTGAATCGCACATGTTAGAACGTCCAAAGTTCGAACATTACACTTCAGAGGCGTATCTCGGTGAAAGTAATCGTTCATCATCAAGGCCTGCGATTTATTTGCAGCAGATAGTTGGTACTGTCACGAGGTATTGATTTAGATGTCATTTCCACCTTACATAGAGGCAAAACA